AACAACAGCAAACGCAGTAGCAGGCGCAAATGTCTCAGGTACTGTTGCTTTTGCAACAACTGCTAACGCAGTGGCTGGTGCTAATGTATCAGGTGCTGTAAGTTTTGCAACTACAGCAAACGCAGTCGCTGGCGCCAATGTCAGTGGAGCAGTCGCATTCGCAACAACAGCAAATGCAGTAGCAGGTGGTAATGTATCAGGTGCTGTAGCAAGTGCTACAACAGCAACGACTGCTGGTACTGTAACAACAGCCGCACAACCAAACATTACAAGCACAGGCACTCTTACAGCATTAGACGTATCAGGAACCGCAGATATAGGCACAGTTGAAACTGCTGTCTTAACAACAGGTGCATCAGGTACAACAGGTGAAATTACAGGTAACTGGTCACTCTCATCAGGATCACGTCTTACAGCAACTTATGCTGATTTGGCTGAGTACTATAAAGGCGAAGAAGCCTATCAACCAGGTACTGTAGTATGTTTCGGTGGTAGAGAAGAAGTTCACATCTCTGTTGAGAAATGCAGTAAACGAGTTGCTGGTGTTGTATCAACTAACCCAGCATACTTGATGAATCAAAACTGCTCAGGTATCCCAGTCGCAGTCGCATTGCAAGGTCGAGTACCATGTAAAGTAACAGGCAAATGTGAAAAAGGCGATATCATGGTAAGTGCTGGAGACGGTACTGCAACTGCTTGGTATAATGTTGCCACTATCATGCAACCTGGTGTTGTTATCGGTAAATCTATCGAAGACAAAAACGATGCAGAAGAATCTGTAATCGAAGTAGCAATCGGCAGATTGTAAAGCCCTAAATCTATACAATTAGATAAATACATTTGATTGTTCTCGTTTATCGAAAACTCAATAAACAATCTCATGCGGTGTTATTCCCACCGAACGTGTGACCTAGAACGTCTTAACTAATTCTTTAGGAGAAAAATAAAATGGCGAATAAATTAAAAATAGCAAAAGCATCGTTTAGCGGTCCGCTCACAGACACGACTGCGACAACAAATGTAATCACAGTAGACACAACGTTTTACTTAACACGAGGTGACAGATTTGTACCTGCTTCAACAGTAGGTGGATTAACTGGTGGAACAACATACTATGTAGATGAAGTACTTTCAAGCACTACGTTTACAGCATTAACCAAATCTTGGTCAGTACAACCTCATGTATCACCAACATTAACAACTACAACTGGTCAAACTGTAATACTAACTTTTAACCAAGTTGACGAAGGATATCCATCAGACACACCTCAAGATATGGGCGTAGTCGGTGGAGACACTCAACAATATAGCAAACAGTTAACTGCATTTGGTGCAATTGCTATTGCTAATCCAGGAGCTTTCTGGTTTGACACATCAACAACTGATGTATACGGTGACAAAACCGCAGACTTCGATGTTAACATAGCAGTAGGTGAGCAACTTTCATTCACTGGCGACAATATACCTTTCGTAGTCGGTGCATTAGTTACTGGCGTTACTTATGTAATCAACAACACAGTTGGTACAACTGAAGCACAATGGAAGACAATGGGTGCAACAGGTGCTAACTTAGGTGAAGTATTCATAGCAACAGCCGCTGGCGCAGGTACTGGTTCAGTATCATACGCATCAAGCAGTGCTAACGTACCATTAGGTACTGTAGCATCTATAGACACTGTATCAACAGCAACAGCAAGTTCAGACGCAGGCACAGACTTAATCACAGTTACTTCAACTGCGGCATTTGATTTAGATGCTCCAATTTGGTTTGCGGCAACGATCGGTGGATTATCAGCAGACACTACTTACTTTGTTAAAACAATTGACAGTGGAACAACTTTCGGTGTTTCAGCAACATTAGGTGGAACAGCATTAGCATTGACAACAACAACTGTTGTATCAACTGCTAACATTGAAAAATTAACATTAGGCGCAGTATCAACATTTACTAAATCAGCCTATTCTGGTATTGTAGGAGCCGCTGATGAAGCAGTTTACATCTTACGTCAAAAAGGTAAGAGAAAATACTTAGTAAGCAACGGACCAGAAACAAGACAAGGTATCTGTACTTTAGTTAATAAAGCACAAGCAGATTTACTTGCTGGTGAGATGAGCATACAAGGTACATATGACAATGCGGCAACTACTTACATTGAGTCTATCTCTGATGTTAATGGTTTACCATTCGATAACGATAGTGGTTCACCTCTTACTCAGGCTGATCAGACTGGAATGCAGGCAACGTTTGAAACAATCGCTGGTACTCCACTAGCTGGTTCAGTCAAGCCAGTTATCAAACTTCCTTCAGCATAAGGGAACAGGTAACTTAAATGGCTCAATCTCAAGCACAGAAACAACTACTGAAGTACGATGCTGATATAGCCGTACTTCAAGTAGAGTTTAAGAACTTAGATTCTAAGTTTGATGCATCTTTGGCCGACGTTAAGGCTGATGTTAAAGAAGTATCAGAAAAATTAGACAAGCACAATGAAGGTACACATAGTTTATTGAGAGAATTTCAAGCAACTAATGTGAGTCAACACTATGAGATGGCTGCCAAAATAGCAGGATTAGAAAAGTGGAGATGGATGCTGATTGGTGCAGGTTGTGTTCTTGGTGGCTTAGGCTACTCAGGCATAGAGTCTTTCATGGCACACTAACAAACAGTAAAATGTTTAAGAGAGGGACTTAGTCCCTTTCTTTTTGCTTGTGATTCCAGTCTTCAGAAAACAAGCAGAAACGATCTTGTCCATCAGGTGTAAGATATGTAAATTGCATTGCTAATATCTGTGTAATCTCACCTTCATTAACTCTGTTAAACGATGGTTCTCTGTGTATGATGTAATCACCAATTTCAGGTTTGTTTTTATTCTTTTTTTGCTTATTCTTCATAAATTAGTTAACAACTTCATTTTTTCTACAACTGAATCGATGTTAATTGTAGAGAATAATCCAGGATGTAATGGCTTAGGATAATTATTGTTTCCTACCCAAGCATATCCGGAATGTTCATGGTTTAACATAGGCACAAATTCTTTTTCTATTGTACAATGAAAGGTGTGATACGCAAAGGTATTGTTTACGAATTTTTGAATTGGTACTAATTTTAAATCATCAGACCAAAATTGAATTTCTTCGTTACATTCTCTTTTTAATCCGTCTAGTAAAGTTTCATTCTTTTCAATCTTACCACCTGGAATAGACCAAGTAGGATTCTTATTCTCGTTTCGTAAGAGATAAAGATATCGTTGAGTAGATTTGCTGTAGAAAAAGATACCAGCAGATTGATTAATAATGATCATACAGTTATTTATTAGACAAGCAACTGCCCTTTAAATAACTATACTGTAATCTCCTTCGCCATAGTAACCTTCGTATGACTTCATCCATTGTCCTTCTTGTGCAGGTTGATCTGGGTCGGCTGGAGTAGCAGACCATCTATATTGAATTTGTGTTGTCAAGTTAGTTGCGTATTCAACTTCATCTTCGTTCATACTTGCATCAAATGCTATAAACCATTTCGAAATATCACCATTAAATTGTAAGATATCATTTGCATTAGCAGTAACTACACTGTAAACTGTACCTGTACCAGAAGGCTGAACTGTGTTCATTGTGAAGATTGTCCCTACATTGCTATCTACTGCACTGTACTGTACAAAGTTCGTATCACCAGTACTCGCAATCATGTACTTTTGACCAGAAATCATTTTACTAGCAACGATTGATTCAGGCAATACTGATTGGCCTGTTTGACTTCCTATAATTGTTCCCCATGATGCCGATTCAGACCCTACATTATCTACAAGCAAGTATCTAATATTAGCAGTTGCTCCAGGTAGTCCGGCATTCGGTCCAGTAATCTGAGGATTAACTACACCAGTAACTGGGTCTAATGTGTTGGCTGGTAAAGTATCTGGGTCAACACTAAAAATAAGATAACGATCATCTAATGGATTAACTACGATTGTTCCTACAATTTCAGTATCCATATAAGGATTCTCTAGCGTCAATTGACTTATTCCAGGTTGATATGCTCCGTACATGTTTAATAATGCAGTCCAATATAGATCAGTGTCGGGATTTACTGGAAGAGTTAAATCTGTGTTAGGTGTATCTGCTGTTGTTGCATCTTGTGGTAACAATTGTATTGAATTACCTATATATAATAATTGATAACCATATGGTGAAAGTTTCTGTCTAGTGCCTAATAATAAATTATCATCTTGCATATCTTCAAGTGTTTTTCCTTCGAAGATAGAAGTAATAACTTTATGAATGGCTCCATATTTTTTAAGTTTAGCCGATGTGGTCAACCATATAGGTAAATAAAACTTCCAAGTCATCACATCAATTGGATTACCTGTTCCCATAGGAATAGAACGAGATGAGAATGTTAACCCATCCTGATAGACAACTGTTAATGATGTCCAATCAACAAAATTATCAGTACTTTGAATTTCTAAACTTGGATTAAACAATGTGCCTAATTGTTCGATCAATTCTAATTTTTGATTATAGTTAGTAGTCCAAAGGTCTACTTGAATTCTTAATGTATAAGGAACTGGCATTAACTTCTCAACAGTGAAGGCCTGCCCCTGAGTCGTCTCGTAAGACGCGGTAGCACTATCATAGTCTCTTTGTCTTACATTTTGTTTCTCAACGAAGAAGGGCTCCTGTGTGCGTCTCTGATCGTATTCTAAGCCATTGATAAAATATGTCATCATTGGGGCAGAAGGAAGATTGCTGGCAGAGTTATTTGCGATAATATTAGCCGCTTGTCTACTTGCGTCACCGTATTGAACAGGCACACGAACTAAGATAGGATTACCGTTTGGATCTTTTCCTTTAGTTACATACCAGTTACTAAAGATTTTAGAAAACTGTAGAAGAAATCTTCTTATTTGGTTATCGTAAAAATATTGTGCCATTAGTTTTTAAGTCCCGTCACTTGGTGGGTTTGGATCTGGTGCTATGTCTAAGATACCAGAGATTCCTTGGGCAGATGATACATTTGCTCCATCTTGTTGAACATAAATCGTATCTTCATTATTAATAAATCCAGATTGTAATGATTCATCAGTCGATGTAAAGCCTGTTGTTGTTCTTACATCTTCACTCACTCTTAGCCAAAGCGTACCTGACCAACGATATAAAACATTAGGTGAGTAATCAATTCTTAAGAAGTAATCTCCAACTTGAGGCCCTGAAGGGAATGATATACCTGCACCTGCTGGTAAACCATTTGGTGGAGTACCATCACCACTTAAGTAACCTGTTGTGTAACCAAAGTCTCTTGGAGTTGAACGAGCAATGTATTGAAAACGAGGATCACAATCAGCACGATAGTCCATTGTATTCGGACCATATGGTTCAGTACCTGTGAAGCCAGGTGCTACTGGATCTTGGTCTGCTGTTGCGTAAGTATTGTCAGCAGTACCGTATGGACCTGTTACTGGACCAGTAATTTGTACTGATAAAACTTTTGTTCCTTCTAGTGCGCCTGAACCTGATCCTGTAGGAGACATTTCTGGACTTTCAGTTATGACTGATAGATTCGCTTGTACAAATTTTTCAATCATTGATTCAAGGTCAATGTCTTTGTCTTTGATTTTAGCCTGCATTACTTCTATAACTTCTTTAGGTATCCTAATACCTGTTGATGCGTATCTATATTTGTCATTACGCATTGTAATGACTTGTCCAGTTCCACTTAGTGGAGAGTTACCTGGCATCCATGAACGAACATCTGTCGGCGGTGCTGGTTGATTATACTTATTAGATAGAACACCATTAGATTCGTAATCCCCATAACCTGGTACTACATAAAGTTTAGACCTATCATAGCCTGCTTTAGGAACAATGCGTTCTGCTTCTTTTAGGTTAGCATCATTGATACGAATATTTTCGTTGTATCGACCTAGTACATCTTTTAATGTATCAGTTGTGTCTAGTACCCAATACAGATCAGGTGAGGTTGCGTTTGGCTTAGTACCTACTGGCACTTCTTGTAATGTTTTATAATTCTTATCACCAAATGAGACAACATACCCTGCTGGGTATGATTTATTCTTATCCCAGTCACCTAGATAATTATCTATGTCAGTTGGTTGTTCTAATATATCTGAAAATTCTTGGCTGTCTACTAGCATCTCACATTTAATACGCCAGAGATGAGGATACCAATCTGAAGCAAACCCGTCAGCCGAGTAATTAGCGTCTGTTACTTGGTAGAATCTTTTTAATGCTACAGGGAAAGTTTCTTTAAGAGGATTATAATCAAGTAAGTGAGGTAGTTCAATAACATCTCCTACCATCATCTTTCTTCCAAGAATGTCCATCATGTCATTGTAATGAACTGTTACAAAAATAACGTCATTACTTAAGAATAAGCCAAACTGACTTAGATCAAAGTCTAAGTTTTGTACATTGTAATGTCCACGTAATCGATAGATATCTTTGGCATACTTTCTATCTCTGTTCTCTAAGAAGAGTAAGTCTTGTATGTTTGTTGGTTCTAGTTTATCATATTGAGGTTGAGTATAATCAATAGATGCGCCTTGATCTTCTGGTCCTAAGTACTTGTGGATGTACAAATCGGTACCGCCAACTGTCAGTTGTTCAGAAATATTTCTGTCAAAAAAACGATAGTCGTTTTGTTTTTCGGGACGATATAGTGATAGTCTTGGCATAGTTATATTTATCGTATAGGATTAATTGGGCAAATAAAAACTTGCTTTTGGAATTAAAATGCTATATACTCTTACACAAGTATCAACTACATAACAAATAAGGGACAAAATGGCTAAGAGAAAACAAAAAACAGTTTACTTTACTCCTGAACCCAAATGGGAAAAATTCAAAAATATCGTTGATCCGATAGAGCAGTCTAAAGCATACCAAGACTGCCAATACTTTATTCGTACTGAGATCAATGATAAAAAACGCATTGCAGTTACAAGAAAATGGGTTAAAGAAGAATCAGGTTGGCCAGAAGAAGACATCGAAGTCATTCTAAGAAATCCAGACTGGACTTTTGGTCCATCTTCAAGTGCATTCTATTTCAAAACAAAAGTAGGGTATGTACCTCAAGCCAACAAAGACCATGTTGAGAAACTTAAGCCAGATTGGTTAGAACAAGGTAATAAAATTCTAAAAGAAAAAGAAGAAAAAGTTAAAGAAAAACCGAATCGTCCTTCTATACAAGAAATAATGCGAGAAAAATTATTGGAAGCTGGTGGAGAAATTGATGGGCTTATAGATGAGTTCTTTGAAGATAACATAATAATAGATGATAAGTTTAAAGGCAGAGTCTTGCAAATTTTAAACAAGTACAATCCATTAGCAAATCATATTCCTCAATTGACAGACAGTTATGAGAAAGAACAGAAAGAATTTATTGAAACACTAGCAGGCGAAGATGAACAGTTAGTTGAAGCATACAGTCATTTTAGTAAAAAGAAACTTAAGGCAACTATTGCTCTTTATGATACTATCAATGGTTTATTAAATTCTTATGCTACTCTAAAAATTCAATCTAGGGCTAAACGTAAGACTAAACCGATCTCTCCAGAGAAAGCAACGCAAAAGTTGAAGTATCAAAAACGTTTTGAATGTGAAACAACTAAGATGAAATTAGAAAGTGTTCGTCCAACAGAACTGCATCATTCAAAAGAAGCATGGGTGTATGATACAGCAAAACGTAAACTACATCATTACATTGCAGATGATTTAGGTGGAGAGATGTTTGTTAAAGGCAATACATTGCTTGGCTTTGACAAAGCAAAAAGTCAAATCAAAACATTGCGTAAGCCACATGAACAGATTAAAGAGATTATGGGAAGCAAGCCTGCCGCAAGAACCTACTTTGATAAGATCAAAGCAGTAGGTATCAAACCGACTGGTCGTTTCAATGATGCTCTCGTTATCTTAAAGGCATTCTAAAGAAGATAAATACTCGTAACAGGAATTTATTTTATGGCCGCAAACGAATTATCAGTACCCAACAATCAGAACCTTGAGCAACTGAAAGAGACAATGTTTGATAGCATTCGCTATAGGCTAGGTGATGGGATTGTAGACCTTGAATTAGATCCAGAACATTATGAAGCCGCATATAATTATGCTGTTAAAACTTATAGACAACGAGCAGAAAACTCAGTACAAGAATCTTATACACTGCTGACAGTAGCAAAAGACCAAGATACTTATACATTGCCTGCTGAGTTTATTAATGTAAGACAAGTCTATAGACGAA